CCATTAGAAACATTTATATCTTCATACTGAGATAACTGATTAATAATATAGTTATTTATCCATCGTGGTGGATATGGGAGATGTAAAGCCTTTACCATTATTGAATACCTACCTTTGCATTAATAATCCAAGTATACCCTGTTTTAATACCCTCAGATCTACCTCTAAGTTTACCTTTATTTATATTCTTCTTATATAACGTTGGATTAGATAAATAATCTAATAGTCCAGATGCTCTTAAAAATGACTGCTTAAAGTAGTTATTCATAAACATATCAAAGGTTCGTTCATAGGATCCAACTACTTCTGGCCCACCAGGATATCTAACATTTATTGTTTTTCTAACAAATACTGTTTCTCCGCCATCTTCAAAAACTAAGGCACTACTTTGTTTTGGCCTGATGGATACTGGTATTCCATTTTCCATAATTCTTGCTTTATCATAAAATGGTTGAGATCTTTCATCTGATAAAGAGTTTGACTGTCTAAATGTTGATTTAATAGATAGCCCTAAGTTACTTACAGTGTAGTTTAAATCAAATAATCTTGAGTTTGGACTTCCAGTTCTATACCACTCATAAACGTGATGTAGGGCTTCTGGATCCATCTTTGCATTAGCGTCAATAAATTGTGCCATGCCATCTATTACACCTTTACCAAGATTTGATAAAAAGAATTTTTTACCTCTTTTTATACCATCAATAAATCCCAATGAATACTCTGTAATATTATCCATTGTTCTGGAAAAATCTTTGTAGTCAAGTTTTACTTGCATTAGTCGCCAGCAGACTGGTTTTCAGTCCTTCTCCATAGCATTTTATAATACTCAATATTTCCAAAAGGTCCAACAAAAGGCTCTATTGTGGCTATTTCATATATAGTCCCACGATTATTTCTAGGACCAGATGTTTCTTTATATATTAATTCTCCATTGCCATTTCTTATATTAGTAACCAAAATATTAGTAATTGCTTGGCTTACTTCATTAGAATCTATTCTAAGATCAGATTTGCTTCGTGCTATTAATTTATTTTCATATTGCAAAAACTCTGCTGGCTTAATATCTTCAGTGCCAGCGCCACCTGCAGAGGCAGCATTACATAGTATAGTTCTGTCGAATACCCATTCTTTTTTAATTTCTCCATAGCCACCCTGAGTTATGATTGGATAATATATATCAGCATAAAATGGAAAAATTGCATCTGGCGTATCGCAACATTCCATTATAATACTCCAGGCTTAACTACATCCGTCATATACTTTTCTAATATTTTATCTACAATGATATTGCCAGTTCCACTAAATGCAGACTTATCAATCTGTATTCTAAACTGGTCTGTATTATAACTTGTTATGTATCTCTTGAAATAATCTAACTTTCCACACTTGATATCATTAATAAGCATTCTAGTTGCATCCTGGATATCCATTGGAACAACTTTATATCCACCTTCATAACTGATTAAATAATCCCATCCTTGTGGGAACACTGTTCCAACCTTAAGTGCAAATGTGTTTCCACTATCTTCTGTATCAAATATTTCTAATGAATCTGAAGGCGCTAGATATAGTCCAACTGGATTTGACTCTGCTCTATTTTCTGCACCAGTTTGAGTAACTGGATCTTTTGTAATTGCAGTTTTATCTTTTGTTAAGATGTAATTCCAGTGACCTAGTGCAGAAGGGTCTTGTGAAGAATCCCAAACTAATTCTGCATTTTCATAAACATTTAAAATTTTATATACTCTATCCCATAGTGGAAGATAGTCTGTATTTTGTCCTGTTGTTTCAATCCAATCAACATAATAATAAAATCCACCAGTTATAGCATCAATTATAGATCTAGCGATTGATTCATACTCTGTATATTGTGCTATTTCTGAAGCAGTATTTCCTAAAGTAGAAGGGTCAACATATGGTCTTTCAATATTAAGATTATCTTCAATTACAATATCTGCTAGTTCTCCATCAATTAATTCATAAATTGAAATATGATATGAATCATCGTATTTTGATAAATAATCAGATAGTTGAATAGTCAAGATAGAGTCTACACTAGACTCAAGAGTGTCTTCAAAAACAATTATATCTCTGCTGGATTCTTTTATTTCTACAGCATATGATGTGCTAGCATCTGGAACAGTATAAGATGCTGAAAGCGGAAGTGGGGGTTTTCTTAGTATATTCATTTATTAACACCATAATGACTGGCTATTTCTTCAGGAGTTGCTATTCGCACTGCCTTATATTTTATCCAATCTTCTGATGCCTCCTTTTCTATAATGTTATACCCCTTTTTTAAAGTACCTAGTCCAGATTTATATAGATTAGAAGTACTGAAAACTGCTACTGGGTTAACAATATTTTTCTTTGACATTGTGCCTCCATTGTAATTATACCATTATACTTAAAAACTCTGTGGTTTTTTAATTCCTGATGGAGTTCCGCTACTTATTATATTCTCTCCAAAATTTGCAGTTGGAATACATCCAAGAGCATTTTTTTCTGTTATTATGCCATTAGGTCCACTTATAACTGTACCAGTTGTACCTCCAGCAGCAATACATCCATCACCATTATGTTGGTGTTGAATTGTTGGACTTCCTGGATATGACATATTTTCTCCTTATATGACTTAGGAGGGTAGTTTTTACGCTACCCTCCTAGTCTTATAGATCAGTTAAGATCAGGTTGTTTCATTCGCTGCATCAGCGAACGCAACTGCATCCTGCTCTTCCCATTGAATACCAAAGCGTACAAAGACGGTATACTCAATTGTATCCTTCTTTGGCTTGTACTCACGGTTGACAGTGATGTCACGCTGGAAGCCCCATACACGGTTCTGAGGGAATGTCAAGTCGACATATCCTTCTGGGTAGTATGGAACTTCTTGTACATCGATACCTAGAACACGTGTTGTACGTGCTCCACCGAATGTTTGTGCTTGGCCATCAAGGTATGCTTGACGGTTGCGCTCAGTACCACCAGTGCGTGGAGCAAATGCTTCAGCAATAGCGTCTGCAAGTGTACCGTTGTTCTTAACGATACCCTGGAATGCATCTGTACCTGCGTAGAACTTAAGATTGCTCTTAAGTGCACGATACTTACGTGGCATTGCAAGGATAATATCCTGCATTACCTCTGTAGTCCATGCATCGTTGGTTACAGTGACGATAGACTCATGTGCATCGCCATCGTTCTTTACTTTGTGAACGAAGCCTTCCATAATAGAAAGGAATGATCCTGTTGTACCATCACCATTAATGGCTAGATCTTCGATGTCATTTGCAAATGCATTTGTCATCAAACGAACTAGATGGTCCTCAAGAGCACCTCCTTCAATATTGTCTTCAAGTGCTTCAGTTGATACTTCCCAATCAAGACGAATCTTCTTTGTAGTAAGTTCAACCTTTGTAAATGTAGCACCAGCATTGGTGTAGTCACCGTTTGCTTGTGCAGCAGCACGGATTACACGCTCACCAACGTTAACTTTCTCAAGTTCGATGGTGTTTGCTCGCATAGTAACTCTACGACCATCTTTGGCGAGAACTGTTGCATCCCACACATAGTCGATGAAGCGACGAGCCTGCTCTGGTAGCAGAATACCTCCTGGTGTTCCAGTTGGATTTACTGCGTTTGGTCCAGTTGTAACGCCCCAAGTTGGAGTTGCAATGTTACCTAGATTTGATCCAATATCACCAGATGTTGGGCTAGTAGCAGTTGCACTTCCGATATCACCAGATGCGAACGCACCATCACCTTGGTGATTGTGTGATACGGTTGGTGAACCAGGGTAGTTCTTTACGATTTCTTGTTCCGACATATATTTCACCTCCTGTAGTGTTTTAATTGAATAGGTCGGTATTTGTGAGGAAACGACCGCCCCATAGGGATTTTTGAGTTCTCATTTCTGGGAACTCCTGTACGATCTCGCCTAGATCGCCAGACTTGCGGAAAGCGGTGTCAGCCTCAACTTTATCAACACGCTTTCCAAACTCATCAAATGAACCTTTAACAGTGTTTACTTCTTTTGCAACATTTGCAACATCAGATGTTACTGTTTCAAGGGATTTGCTTAACTCTGCAACTTTGTCACTAATGGACTTAACTGTTGCAGTTAGATCGCCAAAGGCATTAGTAAGAGTGGACTTGATATCTGCAACGGCTTCAGCGATAGCCTCTTCGGATTTTGCAATATCAGTTCCCTCCTCTACAACTGCTACATCTTCTGTAGCAGCAGCACTAGCATCAACAGACTCTTCAACAACTGGTTCAGCAACAGGCTCTGCTGCTACTTCCTCGGTTACTGCTGGTTCTGCTGCAGGTGCCTCTGGAGCGACCTCAACATTTTCAACTACTGGTGCATCGGCAACTGGTGCTTCTGCAACTGTATTTGTTTCTTCTGTCATAGGACTTGCCTCCTTTTGCATCTTAATTGTCTTAATGCCTTTTGCACTATCAACTAAGAACTTTATCATGTCGATGTCATCTGCATCGCTCTTCTCTACAAAACCAATGTTCTGCATATCATTTGAGCATGTTGGACAGTTTGCATCGCTATATCCTGAAATCTGAACAATGTCATCATTCTTACACCAGAAAACATTATCGATTTCTGCTTTGGAAAGATATCCGCTAATCTTACTTTCTCCGTTAACCTTCTCAATTGATACTATATTAGCAAACTGATTTGCTGGATTATCAACCAAAGACAACTCGTGTAGGTCATATTCTTTAATAATACGAACTGACTTATCTAGTTTCTCATCATACATATCATCAATTTTTGTAATGTTCCCGCCAATAGAAAATCCTGAATAAGTTCCATCTAAAACTTTTTCCCAAGCATCTTGTGCGCCTTTTGAAACATAAGCGGATACATATACACCGCTATAAAACTTTTTTGTATTAGGATCAAAGTAACGATCCTCTTTAAATGAAACAATCTTACCAACAGCAGAGGGCTGATGCATCTCTCTTAGATTGCCACGGAAATTCTTAAAAGCAACAAGGCTTGCTTCTGTTGTTACAATATCGCCTTGCTTATCAATGTTATCTAGTGTTGCAAAACCAGATACCATTCTGCGCTCTTTATCTATCTTGCCAATAGGCATTGAAAGACGAACGTTGTCGCCTTCAGTAACCCAATGTGCTTTATTTATATTCATACCAATCCAATTATATCAAACATTTTAACACTATGTGGATATTATGTGGATGACCTACCCTCTCCTTGTGCATTTCTTCCAGAAATTGTAGTTGTTGAATCTGATGCATTATTTGCTCTCTCTGCATCTCTTTCACGGTTACCCGCCAAATTTGCTCTGGCATCTGTTGCTTGTCTTGGAGACATAACAAATGGAGAATCTCCGTCTGGTCGTTGTGGAAGGTCTAGTTTTTCACGAGCCTCATTTGGGGTCATAACCTGAGTCTTAACATATCTTTCCAAAATCTGAGACTGTGCAATTTCATCTGTAAGAGTTAGTTCGTTGAACTTTAACTCTAAAATGTCAGTTTTTTCACGAATAATCTTATTAACAGATTTTGCTAAATGTGCCTGTGCTGGTCTGGCTACCTGCTCTTTAAATGTGCGATCTTGTGATAATGCAGAGGCAATAGATGCAGAATCGGAACCACCAAGTTTTGAAATAGGAACCTGATGTGCTATCAAAATGTCATCACGATTTTGTTTGCGATACTCTTTGAATGAGCCTTCTTGGATGCCATTTTCAATTGGCTCCATTTTAAAGTCAACCTTATTATTATCAGAATCTCCAGGAAGTGGTATATATAGTGTACGATGAGACTGAGATTTTAAGCCAGTCTGTAAGAATCTAAACATTTTATCTTCTGCATCTGCAGATAATTTTGCACCCTTTAGCGTAATAATATATCTAGGAACTGCCTTGTTCTGGAAATAATCTATATTATACTGAGAAGCCAATGAGTCACCAATAAGAGATGGCATAGCAGCAACAATATCTGGAACTCCATAATATGTATTTAACGGTGAATATTCTTTAATATGAATAATCTCATTTGGTCGTGGATCAGATGTGACTGGGTTTGAGTTAGTTGCTCCAAAGTTACGGAAATAAACTAACTTTTGACCAATGATTTGAACGAATCCATCACGAAGACGTCTAACACGAACTGTAATTGCTGGTATATGACCAACGTATCCAATTTCTCCATTAACCTTACGACCAATCTCAATAAAACCATTTCCAGTTGCTTGAATATCAGTGTAAACTTTTTCCATAGTTTTTTGGAATGAGTCATCTTGGTTTAATGATTCTAGCCAATCACGCATAGATAACTTTGCAAGTTCAATACGACGACGTGCTCTTTCTACTGCAGCATCATCATCGTTCATTTCAAAGCGCAACATTGTTCTATCTGTTGGCTCAAATCTATATCCTAGCCCAACAACATTTTCTACCTTAGCATCAATTGCTGCATGGTTAGCAAAAGATGTATCATAGAAGTTAGCCAACTCATACATATTATATGGTGGTGTGATTACATCAAATAGTCCGTATCCATTTCTATATACCGTGCCAGGATTAATAGCCTTTGACTTTGCATCGTCTCCAGTAGAAACAGCATTAGCAGAATCTAGATATGCAGTTGATGGCTCTACTCCGTTTAATTGATAGTATTTAGCAACAGTCCTTGCAGTTCTACGTTTAAAATTTTGATCCATCCCCATAAGATCTTTAAGGTTATCCCAAGACTTATTAAAAGGATCGCTATTTTTAAACTGACTCTCATCTTGATGCTGAGTATTTAAAGATGCGCTAATGTACTGAAATTCTTCACTCATTTTCGTATGCTGCTCTTCCGTGAGTATTCAGAGTATCTTGTGCAGCCTTCCAGGCACCAAGATCGTTCATTGATGGAATAAGTCCATTCTTCATACGATCTTTTTGTTCGCTATACTCTTCTTCACTAATTCTAGTAAGCCCTGGAACAAAAATAGCCTGACCATCTCCAGGATCGCCATAATGCATGGCAGCCTCTCTTAGTTTTGCAATTTGATTAATATCACCTTTATTGGATGGAATATTTAAAACAGAACCATTTCCGTCCGTAAACCATTTACCATCAGATTTTTTATAAACATAAAGACCCCAGTCATAGTGCTTATCTATAACCTTACGTCTAACATTTCCAACAATAGGTTTGCCAGTTTTTTTGCTTATTAAGGGACTATTGCTCATATCCATACCATAAGTATACCAGATTATACTGGAGTTGTGGTACGTGTTGACCAAGATATATCACTATATATTGATAATTGTTCAGGGTCAACCAAAACTCCATCTATTTCATCATCAATGATAATTCTATCAGTACCTGTATATTTACTATAAATAGTAGATGGGTCAATAGAATATACGTCTGAAGTAGAAGCAATTGCTATATTTTGCCAAATTAGGTAGTTTGGAGGATCAATTGATGTATCATATTTCCATACTTCCCATCCATAAATTGTAGTTGTAGATGGAGTATCATTAACTAATTTACCAGTTATGCTGTCATCTTTAACCTGACCCCAGGATCTAACCTCAACTCTTTGGTTCTGCTCAAGGTTAGTTGCTAAATAATATGAAACATTGTTATATGTTAGTGGACCATTTAGGTTTAATCTTCCAGTATATGAGTCAAAATCTAACAGTTCTTGGAATGCAACACCTAGTACTGTCCACTGCTCATTAATAATATATGGTAAGTCTACCAACTTTCCATTTATGTAATATTTAATATTTTCTACAATAGCCTGAGTCTCTCTATCTCTTGCTAAAATATAGCCTCGTTGAGTGCTTTCATCTCCCTCAATATAAAAATCATAAATACCATTTTTATGGTCAATTGAAAATATTGGAGTCTCTTCTGTAGGGAATTCTATTTCTGAAAATCTAATCCACATCTGTATAGCGCTTACTTCAACATCTAATCCTACTTGTTGGTTTATTGCTATTGATACACCTCTATCAGCAAACGGACTAAATCTTCCACGGATTCTCCATCCACTATGTCTATTTAGATATAGATATGGTGTACTTCCTTTGTATGTAGAAATTGGATTAGCAGCCTTATAGTTATAATAAACTCCATTTCTAGTATATGGAAATACTGGTACACCAAATCTTGTACCCATTGGTGTAAATTTGCTTCTTTCTAGTACCTGCGATGCTAATTGTAAATCTCTAAAAATCATTGGGTGATGTGTTATACCCTCATTTTGAAACTCTAAATGATAGACAATTGCTAAATCATTAAAATCTACAGCATTATTATTTTGATCTGTTCTTGGTGGATAAACAACTGTTCCGTCTACTACCTCATATGCTGTATTTTCCCATTCAATTGGCAAAGGATCTCCACTGCCATCAACCTCTACAATATTTTCTGGATCTACTACTCCAAGAACTCGTGCTGTGGTTTTATACTCAAAATCTACTAAATTTTTATTGGCTCCATCAACTATTCTTTGGAAAGAAACATAAGACTTGACTCCATTATTTGTAGTATTGTAATAGTAGTACTTGTCAGAATCTTCAGACATATCTTCATAGTCATCCCATCCACTATAAAAACTATTATCCAATATAGAGTAGTCAAGTTGAACTGGATCACTATATCTGATATTTAAATCAGCATATGTCCATGAAGAAACTGACTCTAATGCGCTAACTTCTAATGGTTCTGGATAGTCTAGGTTTATCTGAATTGTATCTAAATCATAGAATTCATTTCCGCTATAGTCAACAACCTTTTTACTAAAATATGATAGTGGCATATAGTCTTCCCAGTATCCAGCAACTGCAATATCTAAGAAAAATGTTCCATACTTATCAAATGCTTTCAATGTATAGTTAGCAACATGGCTCATCATAGTATTAGCAGTTGTTAAGTTACTATTGAATATACCCTGAGAATCATACAAAGTAGATATTTTACGATTATTATAGTCAGCCTCAAAGCCAAATCTATATGTTTTACCTGTAAACGTAGTTACTGAATCTCCTGTAATATAGATATTTAAAACTGACTCATCTGCAAAAAACTTATTTATGCCAGGAATAGGTAGTAGAGAAAATGCCTGTATATTAATTCCAGCAGTAAATTTTTGATCTGCTGTAATTGTTTCAGTTCTAACAACGTTATTTAGACCTGCTATATTAGCATTATAGGTAAGAGATGTTCCATTAATTTTAACTAAAATAAAATCTTCTGTTATCTTATTTGTAATTTTAAATAATGGTTCATTTACTGCTGTTCCGTCACTTTCAAAAACTCCATAAACTGATGTAACTATGTCATTTAAAACACCAAAGTTAGAGAAATATAAATAGCAGTTCTTACTAGCCCAAGCAACATCTGGCCTAAAAGTGTAATATTTATAAGATTCTGCAGATTCTGCTGTTTTCATATCAGCGTACCAGGCTGACTCTTCAAAATCATCTAAAAATATTTGTGGTAAAGAGTATTCTGGTAATTGCAAGAAGTTAGAAGATGTTTCAACGTTGCTAAAAAATGCCTGTCTCCAAGAAGCAAAATCTGGATAGTTATAGTTAGAAGCATAGTTTGTAAAAGAGTAATCATTGAATGCAGTTGTAGCATTTAACAGAGAGTTTGTTGTTTCTGGTGCAACTACTCCTTGTCCCCAAACCCATCTTCTTTTTGCAACCTCAGTAGGAACTGCATATGAATATATTGCAAAAGAGTCGATATCTATTGGCTTTACATCTTCATAACAATAAAATCCAAGCCAGTCATTACTTTTACCACTTAGATCAAACTCGTTTGGAAAATCTAGTTGAGATTGAATAATATCAATATTGATCACTTGCTCTCCATTAACTAACACTGTTATATTATTTTGAATATATCTAATATGTACTAGCATTGGTCTAAACCATTCACCAACATAATGTGAAGCAAACTGATTCCCAATAACAAGTGTCATATAAGCGCCTTCAACATATAGTCCATCGTTGCTATTTATTGGTCCAAAAAACTTTTGTGGATTTTGTGCATCTGTATTTATTCTTACCCACATTTCCACTGTATATTCATTAAATCTACCACGATCATTTAAAAATCCATACCCAGGAAAAATTAAATTTGGATATGGAGTTCCATCATGTACGTGTGGGAAAAGTTTTGTTACGTTAGAAGATCCATATACAAGAGGTATTCCAAAATTATTAGCGTATAGTCTATTATCATGAGCCAAATAGTATGCATTTAAAGTTGATGCTCCATATGGTCTAGCAACTATGCATTCTGGCAGTCCATATGTAACATCATATGGTAGTGCTATATCGGATGGAAGTGGTAGAGGAGTTACACCTAAAGAGGTTCTATAAAATTCTTCTGACCACTGTCCTACAGTTAGTCCGTTAATTAAAAGTCCATAATCTCCAACTCCACCACCAGTTTCTGTATTAATAATTATAATAAATTTAGGATTTGAAGCACCTGCAGGTAGTAGTGAAAATGTATTAGAAAGGAATACCCATGTACTAAAATCAGAAGTTGTTATATTTTTAGTATAAGTTATTTGTTCTGTAGTTAAGGTAATTGGATCATAATACTCATATCCAAACTCTACTGATGTTATATATGGACTATCTATATAAAGATAAAAAGACATTGCAAAATTTGCAAGATCTGTAGAAAATGTTGTAGTTGGAACATCATATATGCTAGTAAGTAATATCTGACCAGTTGGACCAGCAGGAACTGCACCAGTTATATTTGTTAATGCAGAATCAGGAAAGGGTGTTGTTTCTGGTACATTTATTTCTTGTGCTAGTGTGGCTCCAGTAACTGACCACTCTGAAGCATTATAAAATTCTCTTTCTGTTTCAGAAATAGATGATAGGTAATCAACATCCTCATTGAGCATCCAAACTGCTATTGGATGCTCAGAGATAACCTTTTCTACATAGTTGTTTGATAGGGTAGTCACATTATTCTCCTACCCTATTTTACCATGCTGCTACGATATTTTTATTTCACAGGCATCAGTTGTGCAATACATTTCTCCCTGTGCCTCCAAATTATCAACACCGTCATAAATGGCATCAAAATTGATTTTAGCAATTTTACCAATATATGCCTCATACTCTTCTTTTGTAATCTGAGTATATGGTTGCTGAGGATAAACAGTATTTCCCATTGGAAGGAATGATACTGCCTTTAGTTGACCTTCATACATATGGAGGGCAGGAGCAATGTGCTTTGTTTCTGTTTCTTTATCAAAAGATAGTGTTACAGAAACACCATTATCTGACCAGTACTTTTGAGCAGTTGCTGCTAGGCCAATTTTCTCAAATAATGTCACATCCTTTTCAGAACGTGGGTGACCTGAATGTACTGGGAAATATACTACAGAGGTATTTGCTGACACTAGGTCTGCTTCAATCTTATACCCTGCTGCTTTAAATAAATGTAACATTGGATCAGTATTTCCAAAACGAATTGCTCGTAAGAAATAATCTCCACCTGGTGCCCAGTGAACTCCTGGAGTTGCACCAGATAAGATTGATACTGAACCTGATGGCTTAACTGTAGTTACACGAATAGATTCACGAACACATAGCCATTCTGAATATTGCTTATCATAATGACGAATCTTGTTGTATCCTTCATCCATCCATTCACGTACTGCTGGCAATCCATTATTATCTGCAAATGATGCAATACCAGTTAAAGATGTTCCAATACGACGATTGCGTTGCATAATGCCATTTGTTGTTTGCCAATGTGTTGGCATTAATGTTACAGTCTTTCCATATAGATAAGCAAACTTCAATGTCTTTAGGAAGTCTTCCTTAGATTCATGACGATTTAAGTGCACTTCTACAAGTGTACAAAGTTCATATGACTCCAATGGCTGCTCCGCACAAGGATTGAATCCCATAACACGATAATCTTTTCCATCTGCTGGATCTGCAAGACGACCATAGTTACGAGCAACATCAAGCCAAATAAATCCTGGCTCACCATTGTCTGCAATTAATTTTACATAATCTTCATATTTTGTTCCAACAGTTGCAGCAATAGAGTTATTGCTCATCCATGCCCAACCTGGATTTTCTGGATCATAGGAGTTACGATCTGGAAAAACTTCTGGATTTTTTAAATTCATAAAGTCTTGATCATCTGCTCCGCCAAGTGCAAGAGTTGCAGAACGACGAACATTTCCAGCAACAACACATGTACCAATAAGATTTACAATATCTACAATAGCACGAGAATCAAGCGTCTCTCCTGCTCTAGAGCCAATTACTTTACGGATACGGTCATGTAGTGTAATAAGTGGTGCTGGACCGCTAGCAACCCCTCCAAAGCCTTTAATTGGTGCTCCTAGAGGACGTATCAAGTCATAATTAAAAGATTGAATACTTTGGTTAGGACGAAGATATGAATTAATTAGTAATCTAACAGATTCAACCCATCCTTCACGAGTATCTGGAATTTCATATACTGATTCTGGTTCTGTTGGGGCATAAATAGGAAACTTCTTATCTTGTCCTACAGTATCAAATCCTACTCCAATACCCAGCATCAATGCGTCCATTACCCATGCAAATAGTGCGCCTGGATCATTTTTATCTAGATCTTTTGTAGATACCATTGCACAGTTCTGCAGTGATGCTGAGTTACGCTTTTCCATAGTCATTGGGGTACCAAATGCCCATAGTCCACGTCCTGGAGGTGTCCACTTTAAATTAAACATACGGTCAAAAGCCTCTTGTGCAGACTTTTGAGCCTTGTTATCGTTCCAAGGTAAGCGATTTTCTTTAGCATGATTCTTTTGTACTGAGTACATACCCTCAATTACACGGCGACATACTTCATACCATTTTTCTTTTGTTCCATCCTCCTTCATTCGAGAATAGGTTCTAATAAAGGTAATTTCTCCTAGGGAGTTCCCACCAGCATCTGAAAATCCAAATGGTGCTGGAGTACCTTCATATTTTGAAACAAAGTCGTCCAATAGACGAAATGAAAAAAAGTCTGACATTTATTAACACTTACCTTTCAAATTAAATTATTATGAGTACTTTAAACTTTTAAAAGTACTACCCAATTATAGCACTAATTTTTTATGATTTCAAATTGATTTTATGCATAAAACAAAAAGTCTACACCTTTTGTAGAGGTGTAGAACTTTAAGTTTTAAGATGTACTGCTTATTCAGCAGGTGTTTCAGCAGGCTCTTCAGCAGGTTCTGCTGGAGTTTCTTCTACAGATGTTGCTGGTGCTTCTGCAATAACAACTCCATTAAGTTTATTTAATTCATCCTGATGAACCTTAATAGCAGTCTCAAGAAGTTCTAGACTTTTTACAGCCTTTTCTGCTTCCTCTAATGCTCCAAGTTGTTCTGCGGTTGACTTATTTAGTGAGTGTTGGTATGCCTCTGCAGCAAACTGCGAGATACGCTGTTGAATTAGACTAGCCTTTTGCTCGTCTGTCAATAGTGATCCAAAATCAATTGCCATTTTTTTCTCCTTTGCGCTTTGGATTATTACAAGTATAGCATACAGAAAATATTTGTCAAATACGCTATTCTTTATTTTTTAACTGCTCTATTTCAGCAGATAACTCTTGTATTGCTCTAACTAGTATAGGAATTAGCCTGTTAGGATTAATTCTATATTGGTCAGGATTGCTCTTATCAACCAATCTTAGCCAATCACCATTTTCTATAGAGTTTTCTGCCTCTAGTAGATTTTGAGCAATAAAGCCAAAGTCTTTTTCGTTTACCCTGCTTCCATCACGCATATTCCAAACATATTTTGCTGGAATAATACTTTGTAAGAATTCTAGCCCAAGATCTAATGATTGAATATCTGTTTTGTCTCTTTCGTCTGAAATAGAAAATGAAGGTGGTGTAAACACAGGTGGAGGTGGTGGTGTAAACACAGGTGGTGGTGCTGTAAAGACAGGTGGTGGTGCTGTAAAGACAGGTGGTGGTGCTGTAAAGACAGGTGGTGGTGCTGTAAAGACAGGTGGTGTAAACACAGGTGGTGGTGCTGTAAAGACAGGTGGTGGTGCTGTAAAGACAGGTGGTGGTGGAGGTGGGG